TTTGTTGGTTTTCACTATTTTCGTCTCTATAAGATTTATAGCATTTTTCTGAACAAAATTTATTGTTTTCAGAGGGATGATATACGAATAACTCAGAACAATACTTACATTCCTTTGTTCTCCCATGAACCCTTCCAATATGAATATTCAAGCCTCTCTCGGTGTCTGTTGAATAGTCACATCCGGGACAATTTTTTATTGTTTCCATTCTAGATCACCCGCATACCTCTTTTTTGTTCCCGGAGCTAAATATTTTTTCCATATTTTTTCAGCTTCCCAAAACAAACAAGTGTATTCATCCCCGTGAAGCTCTCCTGTTAAGTATGGGTGCTTGCCTTCAATACCAATATCTTGAGCGATTTCAGAAGCGCCTTCATTCATCTTTTCAGATATTTCTATTAATTCTTGTACCCGCTCTTCAACAGTATTTTTTGTCAACTTAATGAAGGATGAGTCGGTGTCAGCATATATATGTTCATAATCAATATCATCTATGGTATTTTCTCCTTTCCACAAAGTATATCTAGCTGTTGAAGTAACAGCATCGCCTAGATATTCATTAGAAAGTCTATAGTATTTCGATGAGAGATTCCCATATATCGAATTCATAATGACCTTAGTAGCACCTTGTTTACGATTCCACTTCTGCTCTTCTTGGGAATCATCCGGTGCTTCATACATTTTCTGCTTTTCATAATTTCTCTTTTTGAACAGCTTTTTAGTTACTCTCGGGATAATACCTTCTCGATCTAATGAAGCATATAACCAATCCCAATCTACCATATCTTCTTCTATCCCCCCGGAAACATCTTTAGGTTCAGGTACTTTTGGTATCTTTACGTAATTTTCAAATTCTTTTGGTGTTTCTGCTATTGTTTCTGTACTTAAATTCCATGTGATTATAGTTGAAGGATAAAGACTTTTTAAATCTACAACGCCAACATATTCTACAATCCCATTCACAGGATCTCCAACATATCCACCGGCATTTTCAACTAACTCAGACTCATTAGTTGTGGGAAGTATTTCTTTCCCCTCTCTATGAGACATTACAAACCCATCGACCAATCTTTTTTCGTAAAAAGCATCATAAACGGGGATAGAACAAACATTCGACATTTCATAAAAGAAGCTATGAATATCGTTAGCATCATCAAGTGCTACTGTTAAAATAACGTCAACAATATTATAAGCTATAAGTTTGGAAGGTTCATTCTCCCAATCCTCATTAATATTTACGTTATCAATTTTTCCAATGCCTAACTCTTCATTGGAAATATATTCCAAAGATTTTGAACGCCAATTGCTGAAAGAAAGCTTGTCAGCGAAAGCAGTCATCATATCAAAAGATGGCAACCCTCTAATCTTCATGCTTTTATTTTGTGAAAAACCCGATGAATTAAATGGAGAAAGCCACGAAGGATGAATATTTTCACCTTGATCATTCAGAGTCTCCATACGACTAATAATATATTCATAGTCGAAATCCGTGAAGTTCCAACCAGAAATTAAGTCGTACCCACGAGAATTAATATGATCAAGAAAAGAATTAAGCATATCAACTTCAGTAGATGCACTAACCACCTCAATATCAGAATCGGTATAGGAAGAGATGCTTGTTTCTTCAAGTTGTTCTTCCATCTTAGGACGTATGTTTTCAGGATTAAGATTATCGTATTTATCATAGTAAAACACCGTGTAATTTTCTTCTAGTGTGTCATAACAGCAAATAACATTGATTGGTTCACTTCCATTTTCAACCATCTCATCAAACGTATCTTCTTCAGGAACGTGAACCTCAATGTCAGAGATACATACTCTCGGTTGAATGGTGGGGCTTTCGGGTTCTACATCGATATTATCAATATCAACTAATGGAAGCCCCTCATACTCTTCTCCCACCTCTGGTATGTCTACATACCCACTCAAGCCATCGTGTATAGCGACTCTCCGATAATACGGTACGTCGCCTTCGCCTGTCCACGAAAAGTTGTCTGTGAGTCCACCAGCTTGTTTTGGTGTCTCTGTAACAATCTTCTGTAGCTCGTGATCGAAAAGAGACTCATAACCACCTTCTGTATATTGAATATACTTTTTATCAGGGACTTCTTCATTTTCGGGGGCAAAAATGTATGGTTCTGTTCCACGAACATACCCATCGAATTTAGAATTGTCTTCCATTCTTACTGAAAGACGCACCAACACCCCTAACTCATCATCGACAGTATAATCTGTCCACGTAATTCTGCCTATCATTTTAATTTATAATACTACTTCCAATCGAAAGAATCACCAACAGAACCGTATTGTATAGAGCAAAGTTCCACTTGCCCGAATAGAGCGAAAATACAATCAACGAAAATAGGACTAACCCAACCATGACAGCACCGCCATTGACTTCCGGATCTCCATCAGGACTCCCACCATATCCGTACTGTTTTTCATGCTCTTCCATATACTCTTGAATATCTTCCTTGCTCCATACTTCTTCTTGATTAGCATTAGCCCGCTGCCGTCCCTTACTAACACGCTCTCCACCGTCTAACAAATTATCCTCCGCACTACAGGCACCAGCTTTTTCGCTTCGTCGTCCACCTTTACTAACTCGTTGTGCGCCTAATAGACTATTTTGTTCCGGCATACAAAGGAAAAGAACGGCCTCAGGTTTAAATCTTACTGAAGACCGCTTTCAGTCCCAAACCCATATTTATGTGTCATTTCTGGACACTCATAAACAGGGAAATTGACTTTTTCGTCTTCAGTAAGGTGTTCTTCTTTCAATTGGCACTTACAAACCTTCTTCTTTTCACCGTTAGTGTCTTTTACAAAAATAACCTTATGCGGTGAACGTTTTACAAACATTATCGGCCCGAACTTGGTGCGCTCTTTCCACAGCGATTATGAACAGTCTCATCATCGCAAGTGGGGCAATCAAGAAGTTCTACACCATGTGCCTTTCCTGTACCATGCCGAAGTTCATTACTATAGACACGGTACTCATATGTATTGCTATTGTTCTCAGCACTTCCAAATTCTCTACTTCCACATTGCGTACATCGAGCTTCGACTGATGCCATGTTTAATGATTAACGTCTTACTACTTATGCTTTTCGTCCCACTCTGTTTGGCTACAAGTTAAATCATCATCTTCATGTGTAACAACAGGTCTTACATCTCCTATACGGAACTTGTATTGATAGTCTTCATGATCACTCCTATGTTTCGGATATGGAATTCTATCACTAACAGTAAAGTCACAATTTTTACATCGAGCAGTAGCCATCTTTGTATTGAGAATTATCTCAAAATGTCCTTCACACAAACACTCTGGACACTTCATTAACTCTTCTATATTAGTCATTAAAATGTCCTATCAGGAGCATATTCGTAATTCCCATTCTCAATCATTCCTGAAAATTCCATAATAAATTCAACAGCGCCTTCTTTTGTTCTGAAGTAGTCTTGTTGGATTAAAGCATCAGTTGATTCGACACACCAATCACCCGTTAAGGGATCATGTGAAAGTCTATACGTCTCTTCGTTAACTTTAATTACATGGTTTTCAACGCTGTTTTTCTCCATTAAATCACACCGTAGTATTCTTGTGCCTTCTGCTTAAACTCTTCGGGGCTTGATTCTTTCCATTTACCTTCAATGCCTTTATGATGGCAAGTTGAACATAAAGTGATTAGATTTTCTAAATCATTCATTAACTCGTGTTCATCTTCAACATTAAAATTATAAGTTGGGTTAATATGATGTACATCGGGCTTTCGGCCCAATTCGCTTTCCGATTTATGACAAACTTGACAACGGTACTGATCTCTCTTTCTAGCTCTTTTTCTTTGTCTATTCCAAGACTCTCCATAATAACGTTCCCAACCCCCATTCCACTTATAATGATCTTCTCTTCTTGGTCTTCCTACAGGTTCATGACCACATTCTTTTACAAAATTCTTCCAACTACCAAATTTATTTTGAATAGTATGAACATCATATTTTCCAATTTCCCTATACTCATCTGAAGTTATCACCCTTTCTGTTTCTTTTACTTTGTTTTGAAAGTCATTAATAATTTCTTTCTCTTCTATATCCTTCAATTGAGAACCATCTGGTTCTATGCCATGAACTATAAGTGCTTTTGCCCAACCACCATATTTATTAGAGATTGGGAAAGGACTTATATCAGATTCTTCTTTAAAATCTTTAATACGCGGTGATCTTTTTACCTTGCTCTTTACTTTATAAAGTTCTCTTTCTATTTTTTCATGAGAATAATCTGGATTTCTTGGCCCGAAACCAATGCTGTCTAAAGCATCACTCCATTTTTCAAAGTATTTCTTAACATCTTTACGTGTATATTCAGATTTATTTTTTAATGTTTTTACAGTAGGTCTTTCACCTCCATGATATTCTTCGGACAAACGCATTATCTCCTTTCTAACTTTTTCTTCAGAAATATTTTTGTGGTTACTCATATATAATCAAAACCCATTCTATTAGCATCAAAACCCCCTATACCACGTCCACCTTCTATACAATGTAACTTATATTGACAGAAATAACATTTGCTTGAATCAGGCTTGGCTTCAAATTCTCCCGAAAAAGCAGAATTAGTCATATTACTAATGTAACCATTGATCTCATCCCAATACTTATTCTGCTGGCTATTCCACATTACTTCTCCATCACTAATCCGACTATGAACAGACCGAGTGCCTTCATCGAGATACACAAACTGAATCGACTCAGGCCACTCTCCATACATTTCATGGAACATCTTCACATACATTCCACCCTGAATCTTCTCTTTCCATTCGGGATTCTCTTTGCCTGTCTTCCAATCAACCACCGTATTTACTCCTTCAACTTCACCGATAAGATCAGCATATCCAACGAAATCAATTCCACTCTGTGTCATGGTCATTTTTTCTTCGACCGTATTCACAGAGTCTACATAACCTGAAATGAACTTAGCTAAAAACGATAGGCAGTTTTCTACTTTGTTTCTATTGTCGTAATTATAGTCCATCCCGGACTCTATTTCCACAAGAATATCTTCAATATCCTCTTTAGATTGATTTACATCATGGTTAAGAAGAAACTCTTCGGCGCTGTCGTGAATTGAGTTTCCAACCATGAAATGTTCCACTTCTTCTTCTTCAGGCACTTCTATATCTGTTAGGTAGTCGTACTCATACTGCTTAGGACAAGTCTGATACGTCTTGATCCGGGAAGCAGATAGTCTATCTATTGTGTATTTTCTTTCAGTCATTAACTACCTCGTATTCTTCTTCCACTTTGTCAATATCAGCAACTAACACATTTCTATCTTGCGTTCTTACAGTCCAATCTGCTAAACACTCTTCGGAACACCATAATCCTCCACCGTACTTTACATATGTATGTGTCTTGAGATCCCATGAATCTCCACATTCGATACAAGTACCTCGCCGTCTTTCTAACTGTTTTCCATCAGCCAACGCTTGATATAACTCGGGATTCTCTTTAACGTCTCTCTCCATATCTTTTTCTGATTTGTGATTCATGAGGAATCTTCTCTTGGATCTTTTTCAGGTGTCTCACACACCTTCGATTTATACAGGTATTTTTGCATCCAATTAATCATTGTCCAAATTTCTCAATTCCACCACACACTTTACACTCAACAAAAACCTTTTTCCCCATAGCATTTATTTCGACATCATCGGGAAAGTCTTGGCAATCATTGCAGTAGAAAGCTATTGTTTGTTCGTTCATTCTTGCCCCTCATATGCAGGAATGCTACTGTAACGAACCACCGGAAGTTTACTCAAGAATGAGTTAATTTGAACATGGGGGTTGCATCCCTCCATGATATTCCTTTCCAAGTCACCAAGTTGGCTAAGTGAATAGAACTTTACATCTCGGGGAAGCTCATCAGAAGACTGTATCTTGCTCATCAGAGTGCCTACAAACCGACTATAATCAGTTACGTTTGGAAGAACCTCCGTCACTACTAACTCGTGTGCGCTTTCCATTTCTCCATTTAGAGCGTCGGTGATTATTTGTTCTACTACTTCATCTTCCACCTGTCCACCGACTACCTGAATAATATCTTCTGTAAGCTTTCCATCTTGAACAGATGTTTGAAGTGTGTGAACCGTGCGCCGAGCGTCCCCATCAGCGTATTCAACGATCTTCGATACTGCCGACTCTTCATAATCAACTCCTTCCTTCTCAAGAATACGAGTGATTAACTCTTCAATCTCGGAATTATCAAGACGGCGGAAAGGAAGAGGCGTGCAACGACTCTGTATCGGATCGATTAACTTCGAAGGGTAATTACATGAAAGAATAAACCGTGTCTGGTCTGTGTATTCTTCCATAACACGCCGAAGTGCTGCTTGAGCATCTTTTGTAAGATGATCAGCTTCATCGAGATAAATAATCTTGTATCCGTACTCTCCTGAAGCAGACTGTTGAGCTACAGACTTAATCTGATCACGAACAACATCAATACCACGATCATCAGAGGCGTTCATTTCAATTAGATTAGAACGCCAATTATCTCCATACTTTTCCTTTGCAAAAGCAACAGCACTA